TGTTGACAGTTATGCCAGAGCCCGACCGAAGTCTTTTACTGGTCCATATCAGTCAGCCCCATCGCCGGGGTTGGGCCCCCACGCAAGGCAACGTGAGGTTGGTTTCACCAGGGGTATAGGAGAGAGGAGGGTTCGTTGCGGTTTCCTAAGGTTTCCAGCCTCTGTTATTCCGCGATCCGACACCAAGCCATTGCGCACTTGGTAGCCGGAGTGTACCGGGGAACGCCGATACATGTTACCACCCAACCATCCCGTCTCTGCAGACCCTTGGCTTACCTACAAGAAGTGGTTGCCACACCACCCCTCGCCGGGCTAGATGTTGTCCCGGTTATGTGGAGTTCACCCACACTTTTTGTCGAGTGCCCGTGAACAAAGGGCACCGTTTTCAGAAGGAGAAAGACACGCACGTCACATTACATGCGGCTGATGAGCAGTCCATTGGTCATATCTGTTAGTGAATATGAGCCAGATGACAGCGCGATGGTACCGGCTGACACTGAAACCATGAGCTGCGCAGCCACAGTCGTTGCGCCGAGACTTGTAACGACTGCTCGAACACAACCACGGCGCTGCAGATTGTACACTGATGCGCCCGCTGCGTTCTCCGAGTCATAAGCCTCGGCAACGGTGTTACTCGGTGCCGACCCGCTAACCCCTTGTATGAGTGCCGAGGCACACACAGAGCTGCAGGTGGATGAGGACACCGTATACCCAGGACGCCATGTAACATCCCACAAACCATGCGGGAGGCGTATTGAGTTTCCGGAGCCGATGCCTGTATCTAGAACAATCCCAAAGGGATCCAGGATCTTGACGAAACTGACATTACTAGCCTCCCCGGAGGTCAGGGGAGAATCAGTAGGGTTGAAATAGGCAAGGGTCGTGGGAGGCGGCGTAATGGGTGCAATATGCGGTTGGTAAAGCCGCACACTGTACTCCACCCATATGTCGCCAATAGTGGTACCATTCGGTGTTCCCTCGGTGAGAAAATAGACAGTTGCAGCATCATAAAGTGTTGCCACATCCCTGCCCACCTGCCACGACCGAACTAGGCGTTTGCGGTTCAACGCTCGCTTGTAGGCTTTGATGTCCTTTACCTCTAGTTCCGGCCACGTCAGGCTCTTCCACACCACGGTGTCCACAGAGTACTCGCTTGCCAAGGCAGTCTTCATGTCAGGCGGGTCAGTGTCACCCGGGTTGAAATCGCTGCTAAAACCGATATCACCCGAAGATGTTGTTGCGACCCGCGGGACATACTTGAACCTCAGCATGTCGTACTTGTACCACTCGAATCGTTGTGCTACGGCACTAACCCAGGGAGCACTTGCCTCTACTCCTGGGTTGGCGGCCCATTTGATCGCCTGAAATGCGGTCGAACCCTGAACAGTACCCAGCATAGCACGATGCGTGATCATCACACCATCATCGCTTTGCGTAAATACTGGATTAGTAGAAGGGGTTGTCTCGCTGAAGGCGAAGGGCGGTCCGTAGACTAGGTAGTCACCAGAATCATCCTGGGGGTTGCCACTCATAACAGCTCCAAGATGTCGCTCCGTGGTTAGACGGTGCTTTTCTCGGGTGTGGAGGCGGTGAAGTTCCTCTGATGCGAAAACCGGGCCACTATCTCGTACAGGTAACGTTCTACCTGCGTGCGAAGGCCCCGGTTCTGTCCCACCAGATGACTGTAGGACCTGTCCAGAAGAATATGGACGTCCTGCAGCTTTACTTTCACCACCAGGATCAGTAGTGCCAGAAGAATCAACGCCAAAAGTACGGCCAAGTTGACGTAGAAGTTGATCAACGTCGCGCTTAGTAGCTTCGTTTCCAAGGTACTTGGAGACGAGAGCACTGGCTTGGTCATACCCAAGATGCAAAACACTCTCAAGAAGTGGAGCATCCGAGTGGATCTTGGAGTACGCTGACGAAATGGCACGGCCCATATCCTGAATGACCGTACGACCAGGACCAATGTGGCGAGCCACATGGGGAGCAGTGTCCGTACCACCGCCTTCAACCCGACCAGGGGGTTCGAGAACCCCCGTGTTCGGGTCTTGGGGTGTGTGAAAATGGACACTGCCGGTCCGTGATGACATATCGGACTCTGAAGGTCCGATGTATTGAGAAACTTCCTGCCAGGGAGATTGCAT